GTACACCACGGCCAAAACAAGAACTCAATTGTTGTGGTTTTCTATTTCCAGTAAATATTTTCCAAAGGTTTTCATACTCTAAGTCTTGGTGTATGATATCTGCTACCTGTGGATTATTATTTATTTCAACTAAAATGTAAGCATCATTATACAATCTAGCCGCATTGTGAATAACAGTAGGAAATAATATAGGTGAGATTGAAGAACTCTTATATGTTGCCACCTGTTTATATGGAGTAGTAGAAATATCAAATACAGAGAAAGCTGAAGAATCTAGGTTTCGACCTTCTGACACATCCACGGTCATACAATATAAGTGATCTTTTTTCTCCTCATCATTACCTTTAATGGGGTGTTCATAGATAACCATCTTATCATGTTCAGCAATAGGTGCTGAATAAGTCATTTTTTGTAACTTGGCACCAGAAATCAAAGTATTATTAGAACCTAAGAATTCTGTATTAAACTCTTGGTCAAATTGCCTTTGACTGGTATTTCTAATTGTTTCTTCTTTCCATTCTTCATCACGACCTGGTACCATAGACCAATGAACTTCAAATGGTATATAATTATTCTTTTTATTAATTGCATCTGTCCAAATTTTATAGAACAAATTCATACCATTAGGTGTAGAAACAATAATAATCTTTGTTTTAGTACCAGCAGTAATAACTGGATAAACTGAGGTAAAGAAGTCAGTAGCAATATTGGATGGTACGAAAGCGAACTCATCTAAGAACACAATGTTATATGAACCAGAACGAGCAGCTGATGATGAAGTAGAAGAAGCAATAATTACAGAACCATTTTCAAGTTCTACTCGACCTTTGTTCCACTCCACAACGCCTTGTTGTAACCACATTGGAAGATTTTCATAGGCCAATTGAAGTTTACCTAAAATAGCTCGTGCAGTTTCACCACGGTTAGCAAGAACCGCAATTGACTGTGAATCTTGAAATAAGATAGACCAAAGTAAGTATGCAACGGTCGTGGTGGTTTTACCAACCTGACGAGGACACTTCATAATAGTAAAACGATTATTATGGAAGGTACGTATCATATCTTCCTGAAAATCATACATCTTAAATTCTGTTACACCTTCATCAAGTGTAATAATCTTAATGTATTTGGCAAAATAAATGGGATCTTTACGACATTTAATGTATTCTTCAATTTGTTCTTCGGTAAAGTTTACATTAATACCTACCCTTTTAAGTAGAGGGTTATCACGATACGATTCTTTTTTATTTGTTGCCATTATTTTTTACCGCTTAATAACTTACTCAATTCAGAAGTTGAACCTACAAAAATGGCCTTGTCGATATTTGTAGAAGAAGCTTCTTTTTTGATGCCTTCCATGTCCCGCATCTCTTTTTGAATTTTTAAAAGACGATCATTTGCCTCAGTCATATTTTTTAATAGACCGGAGTAAACTTCAAACGCACGGGGGTGTTGTCCTGCTTTGGCGATGTTGAGTATTTCTTCCATGGCTTCTTTGCCTTGGTCGATTATACCTTGCAGATTTTCTTTTGATTGTTGGTAAGCATCAGTTAAATCTTGTTGAAGTTCTTGTTGTTTGTTATCCGTTTCAGGTTTAACAACAGGTAAAACTTCTTTTTTTGTTTCTTCTACTACTGTTGGTGTTACATCAAAAACTTCTGCCATAGATTTTTCAAAATTGTTCATGTTATATGTGGAAACTCCGTTATGTTGGTGGTATATGTATAATTTCCATTGGCTACATTAGCGGAATTAACATTAGATGGATTAGGAGTAATAATAATTTCTGCAAGATTAACTGGTTTTTGTGAAGTCACATTATATGCAGTAAAATTATAATTGGCATTGGATATCATACCCCATACAGGTAAATCTGAAACAAAATTACCATTAATATTTGTTAAATGTAATAGATTAGTTGCATTAACATCCCAAGATATTACTTTAGCTGTTGCAGTAGCAGTACCTAAAGAGTAACCTTGATATACTGTTTCGCCTTGTTGGTATTTACCAACTCCCGTTGCACTCATATTAAATACAACAGTATCAGTAGAAGAAATTTGATTTAATATGTTTGTAATTGAAGTTCTAATTAATCCTGTTTCGGTAGTTTTACCAAATATGAAACCTTTAACTGTAAAATTTAATGTCCATATGATAGTCCGTGTTTCAGAATCTTTATCACCTTCATAATCTATTTCACTTGAAGATGAATTTAATATAATAGGAATTTCTCTAGTGATTCCCATTTCAGGAATTAAATTTAATTTAATCGTATAATCTGGTGTAAAATAAGGAATAATGTGTTCTATAATTTGTGTACCATCTTCAATGTTTCTTACATAGATATACAAATTAAAATCAAAGTTATAAGGTACTGGATTATATTGTGATATTACACCTGTTGAAGTTTTAGCAAATTGCTTAAAATTGGTATTTTGTTTTCTTGATGCATCATAGGTAAGACCAGACATTTCAAAAGACATTCTTGGTAATGTTGTCATAATTTTTTTACTTAAATCCGGATCATCCTCTAAACGCCGAACATAAAATTCTTTTGTTGCATAAACGATAGGCACAAGAAATCGTTCAGCTTCAGATAAATCTGGATTGTAACGAACTAGTGTAATGTCTTTAAAGAGGTTACCGAATCCGATAACCATCTTTCGAATAATTCTGTTATAAGATGTATTAGCCATTATATGCTACCAAAAGGATTTTCTTCGGAGAAATCAATAATAGAACTTGCTTCCGTATTTAAAAGTTTATTACTATAAGTTTCATTGAATGAATTATCTAATAATGGATCGTAATTTGATAACAAATATCGTGCATTACTTGAAGCACCAATCATTATTTGTCCATTTGTAAATTCGCCAGCAATATTACTGACCATTAATGTATTAGAAGAAGGCGTCCATGATTGTACTATGGCTATATTATGCGCATTGGCCAAAGTTTGATCCGCTGATTGGAATACCGTTTCGTGAATTGAATAGTTTCTTATTCCAGCTCCTGTGTTGAACTTAATCATGTAAGCAGAATCATTTACAATATGGTCAATATCTTCAACACCAGTATCAACAACTTCCTGTGAATACTTGAATTTCTCTAATCTAAGTTCATAGAAGTAAGGTTGTTTTCTACCCAACATGTGCATATCTTTAGATTGTTCAGTAAAGGTAATTTCATATAATTCGCCTGTACCATTTAGAAATGGAATGTAAACTAAATCGCCTTCACGTGGCCGATTGAATATATTTTGTGGAACTCTTTGTTGAAAAGACCGAGTTGATACCATTACTTTAACAACGTCTTTAATTTCTAAACCAAACTTAGAAAAGAATTCTTGTTGACCTTGATAGTCCAATGGATCAGAAGAAAGATACATTTCTAATGGAAAAGCCGATTGGAATTTTTTAACAGGATCTTCACCGTAAAGTAAATCACGGCTAATTTCATTATCATTTGGACAATAAAAAGCATCAAAACCCATTATTTTAATGGATTCAACAATAATATCTTCTATGACCCTCTGCTCAGCATGAGAGTTATAGTTATTAAAATAGGATGAAGTAGCGATTTTAGGTACCTACTCTCATTAGTTCATCAGAAATTCTAGCGGGGCCCCGTACTCGGATTGCATTTCCGATTCAAGTTTTTCTATTTCTGCTACCGCTTCTTCAAAAATCTTATCACCTTGTAATGTAACTCCTCCAGGTAATTGCAATCCAGAAAATTTCTTTAAATTATTACCCCAAGTTCTTTTGATTAGTGCCGTAGCATATTCTTTCAACCAACGATCATTCCATACTCGATTATATACATCGGCATTAATGGTAGCATAACATTCGGCTACCACAATGGAACCAGCTGGACATTCAGAAGCACCCCAAGCCCAATCAATGTAGAGTTTTTTCATATGTCTTTGGAATCGAATAGGAACCTCTCCAGTAAACATCATTTCTAGAGAGCGTAAGTGTTGTTGTGTCAGAGTATAATTAACATACGATGCGGAGGTGAAGTCGTATAACTCATTTAAACGGAGTTGATACCTGAGGTCAAACATATTGATGGTTGCCTGAGAGTCCATGAGTGGAAATATACGAGTAACACCCACAATATCCAATGAATTGTTGCTGGAATCTACTACAGTATTTAAATCAATATATTTGTTTGCCAGTTCTGTTTGGCCTACTGATTTGATATAATAGATTTTTTGTAGACCATCAAAATGGTAATCTTGCCAGTATTGTAGAGCATCATCGATACGGTCGTCAATCTGGTCGTCATCGAGATTGATCTCAATAACGGGAAAACCAAGCCTCCGGAGGCAGTAATCTTTGAAAGTTTGTCTGTTAGTTACAGCAGGCATTATAATCTCCTATGATGGACATATTTATGCCATGCCCCATTTGATGTAATTAAGCAGCGTATGTGCCAATGTTGGTAGCAGGTAAGCGTCTAGCAATCCAGTAACTACCAATACCTGGAGTGATTGTTCCTGAAGTACTGGTATATGCATATATCGATAAACTGGTTGTACCGGCTGCACACCTTAAATAAGGCAGTCTCAATCTTGCATGATGGTTTGTACCAGTTGTCAAAGAAGCCGTAGTTACAGTAGTTGTTGTAGCTGTTGAGTTGTACGCTTGGCCAATTAACATAGTAGCAGTACCAGGTGGAGCAACTAAACCACCGGGAGCTGGGGACATTTCCCAATAAACATCATATGAGGTTGGCGCAGCATTAAATGTAAATGCAAAGTTACGAATGTTGGTTGTAGTAACAGTATAATAAAACACAACTTCAATTTCATAAAATGCAGAAGCAACTAATGGAATATTTGAAGTGGTACCAAAATAGTTGGTACCAGTAGCAGTAGCAGTAATACCAGTACCAGCAGCAAGCAATTTAAATTGGTTTAAAACTGGAATAGAACCCCGTCCTGTCGTTGTATCTACAGTTCCGTAAAAATTGGTACCGTCATATTCTACCACACCAGCTTGTTGTGTGGTTAAGTTTGTGCCCGCTGTGAATTTTAGTGGGGCCGTTGTCGATCCAGTACTAGCTAAATTGGCAGTACCAGAAAAGGTGGTTGACTGATCAGTACCTAGTGTCTGTGCCGTTAAACCTGCCGTTTGTATAGAAAGAACACCAGTAGAATCTACTGTGGTTGTTATACCTGCTGTTGTATTATTAATTGTTGTTGCCATTTATAAATTCTCTCTTAATTAAATTATTTAAGCACTATAATTACTATTATTAATTGCTGGCAATTTACGAGCTGACCAGCGACTACCAATACCAGGAGTTATTGAACCTGCTGAACAGGTTGCTTGTATTTTCAAACTTGTTCCTGAACCATTGTCTAAAAATATTTTAAACCTTGCATAATGATTAGCGGCGCTGCTTAAGTTTGTACCTGTACTAAAAGCATAGGCCGCAGTCGTATCGTTATATACTTGTCCTTTTAACATAGTAGCCGTACCAGGAGGAGCAACTATACCTGTAAATGGCGACATCTCATAGTAAATATCTTGTGATATTGGAGCAGCACTATTAGTTAATGTCCAAGTTACTGTACCAGCTGTAGTTTTCAAAAAATACAATATAATTTCAATTTCATAAAATGCAGAAGCAACTAATGGAATGTTTGAAGTGGTACCAAAATAGTTACCAATAGTAGTAGTAACGGTGGTACCAGCTGCAATTAATTTAAATTCATTAAATACTGGAATTGCACCACGTCCGAGAGTAGTGCCAATAGTTCCATAAAATGTGTTGGCATCATATTCGCAAGATCCTGTTATTGATGTTGTTGTATTGGGTTTAGCTAAAAAATCCAAAGGTGCAATGCTGGATGTACCAACGGCTAATTGAACAGTATTCGCAAATGTAGTTGATTGGTCAGTACCAATGGACTGAGCCGTACTACCCCCAGTTTGCAAATCAAGAATACCAGTATTATCTGGTGTATAATATAAAGTATTATTGGTGGTTGCGTTAATTGTGGTTGCCAATATATTCTCTTTTAGAAAGTTGTAATTTTATAAACTGAAGTCACTGGAACAAATACAGAAGCTCCTGGAGCTATTGTAGTTGAACCTAAAGATTGTGCATTGGTATTTGCAGCAATACTAGCATTTCCTGATATTATATTTGAAGTTCCAATAATACCAGCATTAATTGAACCGCTTGCAAATACGTCAGTACCCACCCCTATAGAGGTGTCCACGGTAGCTGTACCGAATATTCGAGTTCCTGAGTTTAGTTTTGCCATAGTAACCTATTTATTATCGTTTATAAACCATATCTATATTGTAATGCTTTATAATTTTGTATAATTTCTGCTTGGGAAAGCACTCGGTTGTATTGTCTAAAAACCGAATAATAACCATTCATACTAGTAATTCCATCGGAAACTGCTTGAATTGACAATTGTTGGCCAGTTGGAGGGTTATAAACCGCTGAAGTTTGAGTTCCCACCAAAACGCCATTAAGATACATTTTACAGGTTAAAGATGGTAAATCATAAGTAATAACTGTTTGATACCAAGTATTTGATGTAGTATTTGTGTTGGAATATACATATATATTTCCTCCAGTTTGACCTGTCCAAAATGTAGGAGTTCCGGCACCAGTAACACCCAATCTATATCCAGTAGAACCATAATTTTCTCTATATGATAATACAT